TTCAGTTGAAGCCGTAATATCTTCTATTCTTCTTCTTTCATTAAACTTAAATACATCAGCGTTATCTGGTGTAGGATATAAAAATACTTTTGGTGTTACCTGTTTATCTAAAAAATACTGTGAAGGTCTACCAGTGTCAGCCTTGTTTGGTATTTTAAGATAATCATCTCTACTAATTCTTTCTAATTCAAAGTCTGTAACTGTTGAATCAGAGTTTGTTTTTTGTATGACTGCCTCTGTAATATCTACTGTATGACTGTTAAGTGTATAACTAGCAGTGTTTGCTGTTAAAGTTTGAGTTGACTCTGTTACAGTCCATAGTTGAATATTTCTATTACTCCACTCTTGTAATAATAAATTTAATTGTCTTCTGCCTACAGATGCTTCTTTACCTGTTTGTGGTTCTCCACCAATACGGGCATAAGCATCTTCTATAATTTCATCAACAGCAAGAGTAAAAGTTCTAGTTCCAGAGGTAGCCATAATATTAATATGTTTTTGATAATTTTAAAATAATTGTATAGTGGTCTCCATCAGTGTGTCCTGTTGTTGTTAATAGTAAATCACCATTAATACCAGAACCTGCGTTGTTAGTTATACCACCAAAATCTCTAAAATCCATGTAACCCTGTGATGTGTGTGCACCATTACTACCTAAAACTTTACAAATAACATTTGAGGATGCGTTCCAAAGTAAATCTACTCGCATACCAAATATGTCATAGTATATTTCTTCTACATTTACTCTAGAGCAAGCATCTCCGTTTGCACTTTTGGCTAATGCTGATACATCAACTTTAGTAACTGCACTTTCACCAGAGCCATCAGATATGTTTGTTAGTTTTACAAGTATGTTTTTTGCACCAACATTATCACCAATTGTTTGTGACGTTACTGCATCAGCCATTTTTGCCTCCTAATATAATTAATTTTATTTCGCTCCTAAATATTAATAGGAGCGAAGATATTGTTTTACAAATGTCCATTAAAATACTGAGTATTCTAATTCAACTGTAAATCTACCCGCAGTAATATCTGCGTTTACTGCTGTAGTAGCAAAAGCATATAAGTTTTTGCTAGCAATAGCAGCCGTAATATTTGGAACAAATATATGGTAGTTACCTGCACTGTTGTTAAAATTCACATCAACCTCTGTGATTGATTGTGTAGCACTTAACTGTTCGTTAAAAGATGTTACACCCGCACCAACGATTTCAGTTCCAGAGGAAACTGCTGCGTTAGTTGCTGTACCAGAAGTTGCACTTAATGATAAACCACCAACAAGAGTTTCTCCTGCCGCAGTTGTAATACCAATTAATGCTCTGTGAATAAAAAATTTAGTAGGTGTTACTAGTCCGTCTGGTGCGTCTGTGTTTAGTGCACCAAGTTCTACAAGAACATCTCCATCTCCATATGCAGTCGATGCAGCGTTTGTAGCTGCTAAAGAACCTGCAAATGATTGAATTTTTCTAGTTCCCATAGATATAAGTTGTCCAGTAGAGTTTACTGAAAAACCTGTTTCTGTAATAGCACCAGAAGTGCTGTCTTTATTTATTACGTTAAATCCGGCTTCTGAACGTACCGAACCGCTAAAAGTTGTATTAGCCATTTTAAACCTCGTAGTTAAATTATATCATCTCTTCTACATCGTCTGCTAGGGCAGTTGATATAATTGTTATCCCTAGAAATAAAAAAAAAGGAGGGGAAAAATCCCCTCCTAATCCGTACTTTATGCTCCCGGTGAACCGAAGATACATCTCCAGTCTGAGAATCCGAAAGAATATCTTTCAGATGCTTTGAAACGCATGTTTCCTGTTTCGAAATCTGGCTCCATTGATGTTTTCAAAGGTCTTCTTTGGAACATCTTTAGTCCAGTGTTAGTCATGTCAGTTAAGATAAAGAATGCATCTGTATCAGTTAAGTAGTGGTTTACTACATAACTTTCTGGAAGCATGCCCATAGTTCTTAACGCATTTGTGTCGTTATCAGCAGTACCAACTCTTAGGTCACTCTTCAAAATTCTTTGAGCAGTGAACGCTAATTCTTTTGGTATTACTAGCTTTCTAGCTTGTACCGCTACTGGAATATTTCTGTCATCAGCGAAACCACCAATCGAAATGATTGCGTTTTCTAAAGATGATTCAGAAAGGTCAGCAGCCGTGCTTGGCTCGTTAGCTTGGTCTCCTGCTGCCACAGTTGGGTGGTCAGTGGTAATTAATGGTTTACCATCACCGCCCGGAAAGCTTGTGCTAAATGCATTGTTTAATACATTCGCTGCTTTTACCTGCTTTGTGTAAGCCATTGAACGAGCTAGAGCAGCAGTATATCTTTTTGATAAAGTATCATAAAGATTATCTTCTACAGCTTCTTCAGTGATTGCAAAAGCAAGTGCAATTGTTTCATGCACATATCTTGCAGTCCACTGTTCTGAAGCAGTATCAAATTCTACTGAAGCACCCTCTGACTTAGTTGGTGCAGCACCAAAGCCTGTGATAAGAGTTTCCTCTTCAAAAGCTCTGTCTGATGTTTCTTCTGTAAAGATTTCAGCGTGTTCACGCTCCCATCTTTTGTACTCCATACCGAATAGGGCGTGGAGTCCCGGTTCCAACTCTTTTACAAGTTGGGTTCTTGATATAACAGCCATGTTATTGTCCTCCTATTATACGCCCGGTGTTCCATCAGCATCAATATGTTGGTTAAGTTCATGTTCATGAATTGTAACCTCAAGGATACCATTGGTTCCGTACGAGTTTTTTGGACTGTCAAATTTACGATGGATTCGTAAGTTTGCAGTACCAGTTCCTGTTGTTCCACTAATTTCGAATCTGCTTTGTCCAGATAAAGTGTCACCAGAACCTGCAACTATGTCAGCATTGTTACCAATGTCTGCAAAGTCAGCAGAGCCTGCTGATTGAACAGCATAAACGATATTAGGGTCGTCATAAATGTAAGCAGTGACATCGCCACTTGCTTGAGTGGTAGTTCCAGTTGGGAAGTATTTAACAAACTTTACCTCTCCGTCTGTTGCAGTATATTGAGCTCCTGCGAATACACCTAAAATTCTGTTACCGGCAGCAGCTACATCAATGTAGCCTGTTGCTAATAATTTAACACAATCACCAGTAAAAATATTAGATGATGTTCCGCTAGCTATTTTATACTCATTAGCACGAATTTGTCCGCCTGTTAAATGTCTCACTGGTCTTAAACCGAATGCGGCATCTACATTAGCCATATTATTCTCCTAATTGTTAAATAGTTAAAACCCGCACTCTCGTCTAAATTATTCTGCACCTTTCTTTTTACCATAAGATACAGAACTATTACGCCTTTGTGTTATTGGCATTGATGGATTTTGTTCTTTTAATAAATCATTATCAACGGCTTCAGTCTGCATTTGAGTTTTGTTTTCAAAATACTCTTTTTTAGCATCTGCCATTTCCTCTGAAATCTTAGCAAGAACTAAATCCCCACTTCCAATCACGCCTGCGTATTTTCCAGACTCGTGTACAGGGACATCAAAATCGGGGTGTTCTTCTTTTTTAACGAACTCATAGCCTTCACGTTTACGTTTAGCTATGTTTCGAGCGTCATCCTCCCCACCCGTACTCACTCTTAACCATCTGTATTTAACGCCATCGACATTAGGTTTTGGAGCATCTAGATATGAAGGAGGTGTATAAGTTACTTTTCGTTTCTGATGAGACCTAGATGTGCTCGCATCAGACGATGTTTTATTTTTATTGGTCATTTGTGTTCCTCACAAACTTGGCATATTCAGTTGGTGGCACACCTAGTCTTTTAGCCATTGCCAATTGGTTAGGGGTCAATGAGACCTTCTTAGGTGCGGATTGTCCACGAGATACACTCGCTACGACTTGCTTTGGTGGTTTTACTTCCTTCTTCATAACAGGAAATGCATCCTCCAAACGTCTGTCTAACTCAGAATAATACTCCTCAGACGAGGGATTGTATCCTTCCATTTTAAGTTGGGCATCAATAGCATACGCTGCTCCCGTTTTAGCTGCATCTTGACCAAACCATGAATTAGTCTGGGCCCATTGCAGGGCTCTTGGGTCTGGTTGTTGTGCTGCTTGTTGCTCAGTAGGTTGTTGTTGAGGCTGTGGTGTAACCGATGGATACACTGGTGTCTCTGGCTCTGGAGCATCAAAAAGATGTTTTTGATTTTCCAAAGATTTTATTTCTACTTTTGCATCTGCGATTGATTCGGCTGCTCTCAAGATACCTTCAGAGTCTCCTGCTTCGTGTGCAGATTTATGTTCGCTGCGTGCTTTTTCCAAAAGTTTCTCGGCTGATTCAAGTCTGCTCTCATAGTGATTCTTTTGAAGTTGTTTGTAATCTTTATTTAGTGTGTTGTTTTTTTGCAACTCACCTTCTAGTTGAGCTATTCTAGATGCATATTGATTACGCTCGTTTTCATAGACGCTCTTCTGCCTAACAAGGTCGTCTATTCTTCGTTGAAGTCTAGATTTCTTTTTTGGTTGTTCTTCTTCATCTTTCTCCTCTATAGGTTCGGATTTAGTTTCTACAACCTCTTCTTCCTTCTCTTCTTCAACATTCGCTTCTTGAGTTTCTGGCTCATCAGCGTCTGCCGTTTCCTCTGGCTGTTCAGATTCCTCTACAGTTTCTAATGCTTCTTCCGCATTAAACTCCTTGAGTTTTTCCTCCTTGCCATCATCAACGACTTGCATCGGCTTTTTAGCCGAAGAGTCATGTATAATTTGCATAGGTTTCTCCTAAGAATTTTACGCTGTTGTAATAACAGCTAGTCGAAATAAACTAACTTATTTCGTTAACATCTGGAACTACTCCCAGAATTTCATCATCGTTCATAATTCTAAGTTCTACTTGTCCGAACTTAAATCTATGACCTGCATATTTACCAAACATAACATAGTCACCTAGTTCACACCAAGATTGTGTCATGTCATCTCTTTTGTATGCATCAGTACCAATCTCTATAACTTTACCGATTGATGCTATTGCTCTGTGGTCTTCTAAAGACTTGCTTGGTAAATATATACCCATGTTAGTTTTGTTAGCGACATCTAATACTTTTATAAGTATTCTATGACCAACTGGTTTTGGGTACTTGTCGTTTTTTAATTCTATTTCTTCTAGTTTAAAAGTTGTGCTACTCATCATCTTCCTCTATGTATTTAGAAGATTCCCTTATCAAATCTCTAGCGATTTGCAAACCCTGTAATTCACCTACAACTTTTCTATAATCTTGCTCTGGTATTTTACCAAGAGCAAAGGCATCCTTTCTATCGGTTACCTGTTTGTCTATCTTTGCAGAGACATGTTTAATAAATTTAGTTATTTCCACTTACTTTTTTTTTATTACCCTTTGTAGTGTTCTAGCTTGTCCGGCATGTGCCTTAGATGCTTTTTTTAATTTACTAATAACTTTTTTTACTTTTTTCTTTTTAGATTTTGTTAACATTAAAACACACCTTTAAACTTTGTTCCTCTTTTCTTTTTGCCGTCTCTAGCTTTTTTCTTTTTCTTTTTACTAGTCCCTACAATCACAGCAACCTTTGCAGTGCTTTTAGTATTGGCAGGTGCCTTAACACCTTTACCAATAATAATCATTTAAAATACTCCTGTAAAATATTTTTTTGCCTGTGCTTTGCCACTTACTAAACCACCATTAGCTAATTTAGGTTTTTTCTTTGGAACAATAGGTTTCTTTGGTTTAACTTTTGGTGTAATACCTTTAGTTCTTTCTTCTGCTGCTTCTAGTTTTCTAATTCTGTTTGCAGAATCAATCAGTGCCTTTTGTCTTGGGGATAGTGGTTTTTTCTTTGGTTTTATTTCACCACCTTTTTTCATTCTCATCATAGCATCGGGACTTATGCTTGAATCAAATTTGTTATCCTCTAAAAATGATTCGGCTTTTTTAATATCTTTTTTATCTTTATCTGTTAAATTTTTTTTGTTTTTAAGTTTATTTATAAAACCTTTTAAATCTTTTAATTTAACAAATTTGCCTGCTGCTGTAATAGCTTTTAACATTAGAATACACCCTTAAATTTTTTACCACGAATAGCTGCACCAGTTCCTCTAGATACTTTAGTTCTAGTTTTGGCTCTTTTCTTTACCATTCCGCCACCGGCCATTCTGCTTTTTTCCATTTCTTCTTTTACATCACCTACAAATTTTTGGGTGCCTAATGTTCCACCGACACCTGCTCCCCCTGCTGCTGTAGTTTTAACTACCTTAGATGTAGTTGAAGTTTTAGGTGCAAGATTTAATTTTTTCATTAAATCTTTTTTACTTAAATTTTTAAGGTCATCCATATTATTTATGCCTGCTTTATTAAGCATATCTTTAGCTGTTTTAGGTTTTATCTTAGAACCTAATTCTATTAATTTTCTTGATAAAAATGCTAACATTGTTTTCTCCTATATATATCGTTTTCTACCTTTCATCTTGACAAAAGATGATGGTTTGTATGGTTTTCTTTTTCTTTTCTTTTTGACGTATCCGCCTTTTTTCATCATTTCTTTTTTACTTTTCTTTTTTTTACTTGCAGTGGCAATACCACCTCTTGCCACCAATTCTCCATCTCTAAATTTTTCAAAAGAACCATCGGCATAAATTTTTGTAATTGAGCCATCATCATTTTTTGTAACAGATACTGGCTTGCCTTTAACTTTTGTTTTTTTGGATTCTTTTTCTTCTTTTTTGTCTTTTTCTAACATCTCCTCTACGTCTGCCGCACTTGGTTCTGCTGCCTCTGCTGAACCAACTCCCATCATATTAGCAGCATCCACCATCATTTGTGGTGTTGACAGAGTAGTGGTTGCACCTAAAGTAGATGTAAGAGGTGCTTGTTGAAATGTTCTTGAACCAAATTGTAGTGGATTAACAAAGTTTGGCATTTGTTGTTGTAAACCTGTAATTCCTCTGTTTATTAAATTCATACCACCTTGCACAGTTCTTTGGCCCATAGGAGAATTAAAAAATCTACCTGCTCCTCCTAATGCCGCTAATCCTGCTCCTGCATATGGTGCTAATGCTAAAAGTGGTAAAACCATTATTGTTTGTCCTTCATGTTTTGTTTTGCTATTTCACTCATAGTCTTTTCTCTTGCCAAAGACTTGTTTGCTCTAGCTCTTAATGCATCTCTTCTTTCATTAGATTCTATTTTAGAAGCATCTAATTGAATATCAGATTCTGCTTTTGCTTTTTCTAATTCTAGTTTTGCAATATCAATCTGTGCATCTGCTGCCTCTTTTTGTTCTTGTTCT